CTCCAAGAGGGGCTCCGTCTGTACCTAGGTTGGTACAGTGGTATAATGGTGCAATACCGTTATACTCCGACTTCGTTGCTATAGCATATTAGGAGGGACTTAAAATGTCCATTGACGTATTCAGCGCGCTACTTTTGTGGCTCGCCGACGCCGTTCTCTCTATCGGCCAGATTTTCGGCTTCTAGGGAGACACCATGGGAGATATTTCAAGAAATATTACCCATCCCGGAACGTGGTCTCGCATTAAAGCTAGTGGTACTTATAATACCAATACGCTTAAAAATCGCGAGATCACGACTCGGGTCGGTGCAATTACTCCAAACTATGCAGAACTCAGCCGATTGGGCAAATTGCCCATGCAGCCACTGTCATTCACGTTTATTCGTGATACCGGTGGCTCCGGTGCTATTGTTTACACGTATAGTCCTCCTTCTTCATCCAGCAACAATCAAACGTTGACGGGTGATTGGGGAGTAAACGGTACGGGTGTCAATAACACTAAGGCTGGCAGCGATCCACCCTCCCAAGCTGAAAAAGATTCATTAGTTGCAGAGGCGACCACTCGGGCTCTTAATAAAATTAAGGACCAGAAGGTCAACATACTGCAAGACTTGGGTGAAAGTCGTCAGACGGTAAGTTTGCTGAAGAACACAGTTCAACGGCTTGCTTACGCATATGTGGCTTTCAAACAAGGGAATCTTCTTCGAGCTGCTTCAATCCTGGGGGTTGCCAAGCCCTCCCGTTCGTTCCGCAAAAAGTATAACGCTGCGAAGCGTTCTACTTCCGTGGTTCGTAGGGAAGGGTTGCAAGGTTCGGGGGTGTTTTCACCCACGAACTTAGCTTCTCTTTGGTTAGAGTTTCGTTATGGCTGGATGCCTCTCGTCTACTCTGCTTCTGGTGCTGTTACTTTATATCAACAGCAACTGGAAGCCGGGAAAACGATTCGCATACAGTCGTACGCTACTCGTACCTGGGAGAAAACGACAGACGCCGTGAGTCATTACGGCGGAGTCGATGTCAACCACCAGCAAGTCTGTACAACGAAGGGTAAGGTTAAATATACCCTTTATTATCGTATAGACCGAGATGAAGCGGTGACCCTAGCGCAGGCAGGTATCAGTAACCTGCCCAACCTGCTATGGGAGCTTACGCCATTTAGTTTCGTGGTTGATTGGTTCATTGGGATCGGTAACTACCTTTCCTCTCTTGACGCGACCAATGGTCTCGTCTTTGAGAAAGGATGTGTTACCAAATCCTATCGTTCCAATTCAATCAAGACTTCTACATGGCACCCAACGCTGTACTACCTGAATATCTCAGGGTCGGTTGTGGCAAATCATCACCAGTTCACCCTTAACAGGGATGTTCTGAATGATTTTCCGTCGCCGACGCGCCCCGTCTTTAATAGACGTGGCCTAGGCCTGCAGCAGTACTTATCTGCAGCAGCGTTACTCGTTACTGTCTTTTATGGGAAGGGATCAGTCCCGTACCACATGAGATAGTCCACCAATCCATACTCCATAAGGAGAAGTTTCATGGCAGCTATTGCCACAATCGCAATCGATGACGGCCAGGCAACGCCTGTTAGTCATGATTTTGATCCCGCAAACGTCCAAGACGGTATTGCGAAATACGAAGACAGAGTCGACGGTATTGCTGTCGGTTATCCGTCTATCACCGTGTCGGTCCGCCGCCCTACCAAGGGTTCGCGTGCTTACAAGGTGATGATCAAAGTCGCCGTTCCAACTCTGGAGCAAGCGTCGTCCGGTGGTACTTTTGTACCTCCGCCGACGAAGGCTTACGATAACCTCGCGGTTATGGAGTTCATGTTACCAGAACGCTCATCGTTGGATGAGAGAAAGGATATATTGGCTTATGCCAAAAACCTACTCGCTCATGCCGTCGTTGAGAGTGCTGTTCACGACCTGGAGTCGGTGTACTAATAGATTCTGTCAGTTTGTTACTGACGTTTTCTATAGTATCCCGCAAGTTAACTCTGAATCGGATTATTCCTTTACAGAGCCTCTTGGGCACGTTGAAATAGTTGGTGAGTGTGTAAAATTCACTTATCCGTTACCGGACGTTTTTAAGCGTTCGGGAAGGATTCGTGAATCACTCACTAACTAATCTGTGTGCTACT